GTGTCAATAGTCGGAGGCTCGTCTGGGTACTCCATGTACTTGGATCGACGGCTCGGGGTCACATCATAGTTTATGATTACCTCTACCTCTAGTGTTGTTGTGATACTGGGCATAGCTTTTTTCTCCTTCCTTCTAGTTTTGCCTCGCGTATCATAACTTCTGCGAGGAGTTTTGCACGCTGTGTGCAGGGTTTACAGTCTTGATCTTTCTTCAAAGGTGCCGCGCAACGTGGACACCTCATTGCGTGAACCACAAGCCGAAGGCAACGATAGCAGCCATGACGGAGAAGATAGCCCCGTACGGTATCCACCAGTTGACGAGAGGCAACGGCTCGGTGCACGGGATGGAACTTCTTTTGATTCTTGTGTCGGGGTTTTCAATCCTTGACCACTGTTCTGCGGTCAAGTCCTCGTTAAATTTAACGAGTTGTGAATAGAGGATATTCACGGCCATGACGTTGTACTGCCACGGCTTCTGTTTTTTGTTCTCCCACTGTGATATGGTCGAACCTCTGACTAGGAGGAGTGCTCCCAGTTCTGCTTGCGTGAAACCAGTCTTGTTTCTGATCTCACGTACTTTGTCTGCGAAGGTAGGACTCATGGTCTTCCTTTCGTTTAGTTTTGCGGTATTGCAAAACATGTACTAATATACAATAGATCTCTGAACTTGTCAAGTAAAAAATAGAGGAGCGCAAAAAGAAAAGGGAACTGTATACCAAATTGATACACAGTTCCCTCTCTCTTTATTGAAGGCTTGTATGATCTTCACCATTCTCAAGCATGAAGCAAGACTCGAAGCAATCTGTGCAGACTGCCGATTCTATGCGTGAGAAGTCTGCGCGGAGGAACACGACTTCGTATCTGTATCCACCAAGACTGCTATCACAAATGTCACAGTGCGCGGTGGAGAAGTAGGGCTCTGGTGTCTCAAGGCTGGGTGTCTCGAAGACGACTTCCTCTTTTTCATAAAACTGTTTTACCTTTTCTTTTGCGCTCATCTTTTTCTCCCTAGTGTTGGGGAGGGAGACAGTTCCCCCTCCCCCACCTTTCTATCCTAAGAGGTAAGTTTTGTTCGCATCCTCGGGTTCGGGATACGCGTTGATGACTAGATCGCCGTCCGCGTCGATAGTCGCGTAGGCGACGGGAAGGTGTATAACATCTCCCTCTGAACCTATCTCAAGGGAAACGTACGCCTTCTTGTCTGATCCAGACTCAGACCAACGTTTCAGGAGTTCCTGTAGAAGAGACTTTTTGTTCATAGGTTGCACTCCATCAAGGAAATGAATGCACCTTTGATTATTCTGTTGACTTCTTCCGTGTCCGAATAGATCCAGACAACATAGTCTTCCCCATCCTCTACGGGTGTGTCTGCGTCAAGTGGCCCGTCTTCATAATCAGGTCCGAGGGCAACGCCCACACCGTTATCAATGATGAATTTAACCATTTCATCATCGTAGGGAAAACTGGGGGCAGATTCTACGGGTGGGTAATTCTCTACCTTCCCGAGTGTTCCTGCGTATGCGGACAAGCCACCAAGAAATCTGATGGCTCGATCCCAATGTTGCATCGTGGCTATTACCCGCGCGTCATAGTCTTCATGGTAACGCGGGTTGTCACGTTGGACGCTACGCAAGTCCTCGATTGCCCAATAACACTTCATGTACATCTCAATGCCAGCGTGGAACAGGCGATAGAACTCTTCGCGTCCTCCGTTGTGGCGGTTTATAAATCCCCCCTTGTAGCGTGAGGGGGACAGAGAAAGACTAGAATCTATTACCTCTTCCAGACTGTGTAGAGGTAATCCAGTTCTGAAATCTTCAGACACGAGGTGCGAGATTTCCGCGAAAACTTTGTGATGTTCTTTGTGTGATTTTTGCATCTTTTTTTAAAGACTTTCTGTTACGAGGCACGCTTGTGTGCCCCTGTTAAATGTTATCTTGACAACCTCCCAGTTGAAGGTGTCTTTGCGGGTGTCGCGAATGGAAATATAAGAACCATTCCATTTACAAAGCGCGTCCCGAATTAAGAAGTCCTTCCCGTTTTCCCAATCTTTCTTTACCTCTTCGGAAAACTTGTAATCCCTACCATACGCTGGCACAACATTCAATGCTAGCGTTTCGATGTCTTCGAATATTCTGCATAGAAAATCAAACTTTTCTTCTTTTGTCATGTCTATCGTGTAAAGTTCTTCGATCATCTATTACTACTCCTCATCTGCAAATGGGTTAACTGGTTCATACGTCCCTTGAACTATCTTATCTATGAGGCGAAGGTATATATTCCTCAAAGACTCGGTGGCGTTATGCCGAACTGCCCTGCGATATTCTGAGGACTCTCCTGCTAGCGTATACCATAGCGCGTCCTCAATGTCTGTTTGCAGTCCGTCTATCTTATCCGATATACTTCTTGCAATTTCGTGTGGGTCTCTTAATTCTTCTGGCAACTTCTCATCTCCTTTGTGAAGGTTTGTGTAACCCCTTGTAGTTCCCTAATTAGAACTACAAGGAACATAAATATACGAAGGAATACGGAACTTGTCAAGAATTATTTTTGATGGTCGGTGTTCTCTGTGGAGGCCGAGAGAAGATCCTTGAGCTCCTGTTCAAAGGCGGTAGCTGAATCTGTCCGCGCGGCTTCTTGCAGGGATGAGATGGAGAGTGTCTTGGCGAGGGGCTTCTTGCGATGTCCGGAGAACTGTGAGGTGGAGAATCCGAGTTGTTCAAGAAGAGCAAGGGCTTCTTCTGGATCTTCTACGACTGGCTTACCCCCTGCAAGGTCTCGGATTACAATCTCAACTAGTGTCCGGAGAACGTCGCTATAGGTCGGGCGGAATGGAACGGCAGCTTCTTGCAGGAGGACGACGAGACTTGCGAAGGTCTGGGGTTCGAGCGTGCATTGGATGTGCAAGCCTGTGCCGCGTGGGGACTTGTTCATGGTGTCTCCTTTGTGGGTGTGGATGGATGAGGGAAATAATGTAAGGTACGGGTGGCAAGTTGGCAATACATATAATCGGATGAACATTAAAACATTTGAACATACGATGCACCCCCCGTTCCTCCTATGGAATGTTTTTTTTAGGTCTTATGAGTTCCTATCTTTTTTTTTTTTTTTTTTTTTTTTTAAGTTATAAGACATCCTATCCACTTATAACACCAAAAATAAACATTTCTATGTGGGTATGGGGGTACATTGTTTGTTTAAATGTTTATTTGTTGCAATGTTTGTTGCGATCTTGTGTAAAAGCTAGACCTCACGCGCTATTAATGTAAGAATAACAGCTGTTGCCGGCATTGTTAGACCTCACGCGCAGAATAAAAGTCGTCATTGCAGGTAAAAGTCTTGACCACGTTGTTAGACCTCTCGCGCCAACATAAAGTGTTTGACCTCTTGCTAAGCCTCTTGTTAGGCCTCTAGCTTGTTTAACCTCTTGTAACTCTGTAAGATTTTGATACACAGTTGTAAGGATGGGATGATCTTATATATAATGTTCGGGCGTTCATTATATATAGACACAAAAATAAGGGAGAGATCATGCAGACTCTCTCCCCTTTTGTCTAGCCTATCCATGCCCATCTATAAACTAGATGTAGCAAGAACATGATAGCTATTTTAATTCCAAAGACTTTTCTATGCATTTTCGTATCTCCTCATTTAGATACTCTTTGACTGGTTGCAAATTATTGTATATTGTTATGTCTTTGTATGCTAGTTGCTCCGCACGTTTTAAGTGTGACATTGCTATTTCTAGTCTGTTCCATTTTTCCAGTAGTGCTACACCGTTTTGTACTTGTTTAATGCTATCCATCTTTTTTCCTTTCTAGTTTAGAAGGGATCATCCAGACTCCCTTCCGATTATCTAGCCTTTTTTATTCTCTTCTATTACACCTTTTATATATTCTACTGTTTCTGCTATTTCGGATTCTTCAAGTCCGCGCGATTGCGTTTTTAGGTTTTTGATTTCTTCTATGATTTCTATTTGCCTTTCTACTAGTTTCAATCTTTGTTTGTATAATGACAATGTTATATCTATAGACTTTTCTCTCTTTTCTTTTATATCTTGTGGTGCATTTATGCTACTTCTTTGGATGAAATCTATGATTATTTCATCCAATCCATCAACTATTTTCCACAGAGAATTTCTTTTAGCAGCACGACTTAATATAGTACTTCTTTCTAATTCTCTTAGTCTCTCTGTGTCTGTTCTTCTACGTCTTCCCATGCTATTTTTCCTTTTGTGAGAATGTGAGACAATAGAATAGGATAGGCAACTAGGCAAAGGTTAATTTATTGGTTGTTCATTTCTGCTAACATTTGTTCTTGTGTCAATTCGCCACTAGCGAATTTACGCATAATGTCGGCTAAACGTGCATTCTCTGCATTCTTCTTTGCAACCGTCTCACGTTCTGTTGGTTGCATATGTGCCTTAACGTCAAAAGTAGGAATCATATCCGCGGATGTTTGCGATTCTCTCTTCGACGAATGGAAAAATTTAGTACTTTCTCCATTTATCTTGTTTGCACTTCTCCGCGTTTTCTCCGCTATTTGCCGTCTTACTTCTCTATCCGCTAGCGTACGGATTTCTTCGCGTGTTAATTGGTCGGTATTGATTACCGACACTCGACAATCAACGCCCTTGCATTTATACGCGATTGTGTACTCTTTAGGCAATCCATTTGTTTTATGTTGCATGGTATCCTGTCTTTTATTGGATGGATGCCTAGTGCCTATCCTATTCGATTGTCAAAGATCAAAACATCTACTACACACGTAATATAAGCAACTAGATTTCTTTGTCAAGAATTATTTTCGATTTATTGACATTTTTTTTCTAGTCGTATTTTGCCTATAATGTTTTAAGGTGATTCTATACTTTTTTTCGCCTAATATAGTTTTATATTCAATCAACTAGTTTGACCATCCAATCCCCAGCTCGAAACGGCATCCCCCACGGCTCTCTTTTTTGTAAATATCAATGCTTTCAAAATTCCCACCTAATTTTCAAACTTAGATCCTTTTTCCTCCGAGAAAAACTAAAAGTATCCTTTGACAAGCCCACGGCAAAGCCTTATCTTCCTTTCATGTCTATTAGGAATATATGGGCCGCGCACCGGGAAGTTCGCAGGGGGAACACGAGTAGGCTTCTTGGGCGGCAGACATCGGGAGAGGTGGCAAAGACCGTAGCTCTCCTTAACACTTCGTCGGGCCGGAGGAGAGGTGACGATGAGTTGCGCCCTACATCCAGCCCTGCACGCAGCTTGCGGACTCTTTCCTCCGTACCCATAAAATGATATGGCGAAAGCAAAAGCGAAGTCAAAGAGTAGGTCAAGAGTCAACGAGGCGGGGAATTACACAAAACCGACTATGCGTAAACGGCTCTTCAATAAGATCAAGTCCGGCAGTAAAGGTGGTAAGGCTGGACAGTGGAGCGCACGGAAAGCCCAGATGCTAGCTAAGCAATACAAAGCAGCGGGTGGAGGGTATAAGAACTAGTGGCACTCAAAAAGTCACAACGCTCTCTCAAGAACTGGACAAAGCAGAAGTGGCGGACAAAGAGTGGCAAGCCTTCTACACAGGGCAAGAAGGCCACTGGTGAGCGGTATCTTCCCAGTGCTGCCATCAAGTCCCTGTCTGCCTCAGAGTATGCAGCTACAAGCCGTAAAAAACGTAAAGATACAAAGAAGGGCAAACAAGTCAGCAAGCAACCCAAAAGAATCGCGAAGAAAACTGCGAGGTACAGATAATGCCAGCTGGTAGGCAGGGACGTAGAAGAGAGATAGATAGTTCCATTATAATCCGCGCTCTCACGGACACACGGACAATGGAGCAAGCTGCTGGGCTGGTAGGTTGCAGTGCCCCGGCTATTGCCGCACGAGCAAAACAAGATGTTGAGGTGAAGCAGGCTATACGGGAACAAGAACGTGCGAGGGAAAATGACATAGCAGAGGCCATAGTAGAATGTAGGGGGATTCTGTCTAAGGTTGCCGAGAGAGTTGGTCTTGGGAGTGGAGCTGCTGTCCGTCACCATATTGGGCGGAATCCCCGACTTAGAGAAGTATTCAACGAGGCACGTGAGAAGGTTGTAGATACAGCTGAAGATAATGTATTTCAAGCAGTGGATGAGGGGAACTTGGCTTATAGTTGGAAAGTTCTTCAGACATTGGGGAAAGATCGCGGTTATACCGAGCGCAGAGAAGTCGAGCAACAGCATGTCCACAGTGTGGATCAAGCCAGCACGGATAAGCTTATTGAAGCTTTGAACTCGGCAGCTGCTATGCCTGAGGCTATCGAAGCAGAGTTCCGTGATCTTTCGCCAGAAAAACACTCTTTAGTTATGGAAGCACTTTCAGAGGCGGCTCCAGAAAGCACTGAGGAAGATGAGTAACGGGGGTCTCACTATACTCGGTGCGGCTGAAGAGCTGGCAAGACGGCAAGCTGCTAAGAAGGGCTTGATTGAGTTTTGTCAGTTCATGGATTCTTCATACGAGCCTTATCCAATACATAAGTTGATTGCTCGTAAACTGGAGGATGTGGAGGCCGGTAGGCTTAGGCGGCTTGCTATCTTTGTTCCACCTGCTATTGGCAAGTCCCGCCTCGCAAGTGAGTTCTTTCCAAGTTGGTTCTTTGGGCGCAATCCCACAATGGAGTTTATTGAGACTAGCTATGACGAGGCACTAGCCAAGAGTTTTGGGAGAAATGTACGAAACTTCTTGCAACACCCAAATTATAGTCTTCTTTTTCCCGATGTTGAGCTTGCAGGTGATGCTACAGCAATGGCTGAGTGGAAGACTAATCAAGGGGGAGAGTATAAGGCAGAAGGTGTAGGTGGTGGTCTTATTGGATTCCACGGGCACATAGCTATAATTGATGACCCCTTTAAGTCTTATGAGAGTGCCTTGTCAGACAACCAGCGCAGGATGGTTTGGGACTGGTATGCAGGTGTTCTTCTTAACAGGCTTAGGAGTTACAAGGATGGGCCAGGCTCTGTTGTCCTTATCATGCAGCGTTGGCATGACGATGATCTCGGTGGACGGATAGAGCAGCTGAATGAGCTTGGAGAAGAGGAGTGGGATGTAGTGAAAGTCCCCTCGATTGCAGAGCCAGATGACCCGCTGGGCAGACAAGAAGGTGAAGCGCTACTGCCAGAAGGCCCGAATAGGCGCACAAAAGATGAGCTTGAACAGCTGCGAAAAAGAAACCCGAATATCTTTATGGCTGTTCATCAGCAGAAGCCCTTCTCAGATGAGGGGGATCTATTTAAGCCAGATGATCTAAGGCCGTATCACTTCTCAGAGTTACCTGAGAGTCTTACTATTTACGGAGCAAGTGACTTTGCTATGTCCGAAGGTAGTGGGGACTACACTGTCCATCTAGTCTTCGGTGTTTGTGATCGTGGTCATATCTGGCTTTTGGATCTGTGGCGCAAGCAAGCTAACATCTTGGATGGAGTTGCACAGTGTGTAGACATGATGTTGGTGCATGAGCCGCTACAATGGTTCTTTGAAAAAGTGCATATGCAGAAGGCCATAGGGCCGATATTAGCTAAAGCACGTCGGGAAGTCGGAGCGTGGACAAGTTGTGTAGATGTCTCTATTATGGGTAAAGGCCGCAAGGACTCACCACAAAGAGCAGGTTCTATTGCTGGAGCTATCCAGATGGGATATGTCCATGTTCCCTCCGACGCGTCTTGGGTAGGTGAATTAAAGTATGAGCTGGTAAAGTTTCCCAATGGTAAGCATGATGACCAAGTAGACACACTGGCCTTAGTCGGTATGCAACTTGATAAGCTACTTGCGGCACGGGGGCTTGATTCAGTGGATGAGGGTGAATTTAAATTAGAGGTAACAGCTCCAACTTTCGATAGCTATGTAGAGCAGAACGGAAGAAAGCGCAGACGGCGCGGAGCTTACTTGGGTGCTATAGTTGTCCCGTTTCCCGAAAAGAGTCCGCTGGATGACGATTGGGACGAGGCAGCTGTTAGTTAAAATGAGCGGGGTTTATGTATCCGGAAACTGAGGAAGAGCGCGTAAAATACTGGCAGGGGCAGATTGCCTATAGTCAGAAGAAAGCGCGGCCTATGTTTGATGCCTGTAAGATATTACAGCGTCAATACTTTAACGAGGCCACTACGGACAGAGAAGAGACTGAAGGAGAGGAGTTTGATGAGGAACATATCAGACGGACTAAGAGTGGTCTGATCTTTGGGTGGATTGACCAGTCTATAGCCAATATGCTTGACCGTGCGCCTATGTTCAAGATGTACCCCCAGAATAGGCAAGCTGCTACGCGTCTTGATGAAGCTGATCCGCAAAGTCTTAGCTATGCACAGGCCGCAGAAAAGGTAGTGAACTATCGTTATAGAGAGACTAACCAACTTCGTGTGGATGAAAGAATAACGCTCGATGCGTTTCTTAATCCGTATGGAGTTGCCAAGTTGGGCTACACCCTTGATTCGGATGAGCTGCAAAATAATTTGATTGCTGAGTTGGAGGGAGCACTAGAGCCTTCTGATGATCCAGATGAAGAGAACGCTTTTCTCATGATTGGACAGGCAGTCAAAGCGGGAGCTGATGATGATCATGCTTTCCATCTTGAATCACACAGAGCCTTGCGTTCTGATATGGATAAGCAGCTAAAAGAGCAGAAGGTTAAGAAGGCTGAGCGTAAGTCTATTCTATCTATAATAGAGAATCATATACAGTTGCACGTCCAGTATATGGACAGGGCAGATCCTGATGCGAATTCTAATGTAAAGCGTGGTGCGCCCTATGCAGTTCGTTGGCGTCCCGATATGTTCTTAACGGACTCTATGAGTACTGAGGGGCCGATGGATGCGCGGTGGATAGCGTTTTGTTGGGAGCTTCCCTTAGCCGAGGTTCAGGCTAGCCCTTTTTACAAAAATACAGACATGATAAAATCTACTCGTTATCAAGACGTTCCTAGCTATGATGATGAGGATGATGATTTTGATGACGGATTTGATATAGTTAAAGGCTGGGAAATATGGGCTAAGAATTTCCCAGTTGCTCCGGGCAAGTTCCGTAATGTTCTTGTTACTATTGTCGAGGATTGTGAAGTATTTATACAAGAAGAAGAGGAGTGGCCGTACGATCGTATAGATGATTATCCTGTAGAAGTACTGTCTTACCATGCAGGTATGGACAGTTGGTATCACACACCTACTCTCTTGCTTGGCGGTGGAGATACGGTGCAAGCCTTAGTGAACGAAATTATGGACTCCTTCCTGTCCGTCATTCGGAAGCAGAAGAATGTTTGGCTCGTTGATCCCAAGCTGGGAATAAACAAGACCATCATTGCTGATATGCTAGCTGCGCCTGACGGTTCCGTGATTGAAGTTCCGGGCTTGGCTGAGAAGGGAGCTGGTAACTCGATCTTGCCTCTCCCTTTTCAGCAGATACCGAATGATAAAGGACAGCTGTTAGGACTTCTACAGCAGATGTTTGATAGGTCTGTTGGGACTCCGCAACCAGTGCAACTGCCTAAGACAGATACGGCCACTGAAGCAAGTATTCTTGAGAGAAGGAATACAAGCCGCGAGAACAGGCGTAGTGCGCTTCTCAGTGAGTTCCAAGTCCGTAAAGCGCGCAAGATGTTTCAGATGGACTTGCAATACTTACCTGATCAGTTGTTCTTTATTGATCGTGGTATATCGTCTTTTGTAGAGTTGTCAGCTGAGATGGCTAAGG